CCGATTGTGTCGTTTAGTTTGAGAAGTTCACGCAGCGTTTCGAGGTTGCCCTCCTGCCCTGTTTTAAGTGAACTCATGAGAGTTCTGAGATTGCCAGAAATGAGCGCTTGTTCTTGTGCCGTGATGACACCATCGCTTGCCGCCTGCTTGATTGCCTCCTTGGCTTGCTGTTGTAGCGGTGTTACAGCCTCGATCTCATCCACTCCTTTGACAATCTCAGCCGCGCCTTTGGTGATGCTTTCTGTCGCAGTGCTGAGCGCTTGTGCTTTGGTCGTCAGGTCGAACTTTTGATTGATCTCGTCGATCTTGGATTTTGATTCAGCGATTGCCAAATCGACTTCGGTGGCGACCGTAATTGAGCTTTGCGAGATTTCATTGATGCGCTCAGGAATCTTTCTCAGCGTGTTATTGACGTCCTGAATCTGTTTCGTGACATCGTTCAGTTGCTCCTCGATGAGCGTGGTCTGTGGATTGACATAGTCAGCTTTTTGCGCCCCTGCTGAAATCGCCGCCTGATCTTGTCCTCTGCGAAATGAAACATCGGAGGTAAGTTGCGATTGCCTTGCTTCGAGTTCCGCGAGTCGTTTTTCAGCTTTTGCTTGCTCTGCCAGAACGTCATCGGTTTGCGCAACGAACAAGTTGTATTTCTTCCGTGCATTTTCAACGCGAGCCAATTCTGCCTCAATGGAAGCCTTTTTCTCTGCTTCCGCTGCCTGCGTTCTGACTGCGAGCAATGCCTTTTCTTTGTCAACGATTTGACCTGTTGATGACAGGTAGTCGACAGCCGCCTCGTCAAGCTTGAGTTGCAAGCCGATGAGCCTTGAATCTACTTCTGCCCTCAGATTGCGAGCCATATACAAGCTCAGTTCCGCTTGGCGTAACGTCTCAGCAAATTCAGATTGTGACTTGAGCGAGTTGTTGAAATTGTCAATCTCCTTTGTCGTATTCTGAGAGAACGCCTGCTTGATCGTTTCGCCGACGTCCTCCATCGCCTCGCCTGCGACAGCAGCATCAACAGCCATCTTGTTGAATACTCCGTAGGCTGCCGCTCCAATGGCAAGAATGCCTCCGAGGATTGCGCCTTGTGGACCGAATGCCCCAAGTATTTGTGAACCTTGTTGAGCGAGAATAGTTGTCGCAGCAGTTCCCATCTGAGCTTGAACCGCGATGTCCTGAACCTGCAAGCCGACTTGTCCTGCTTTTTGTGAGCGACCTGACATAGCTTTTGCTAATGCTTGTTGCTCTTGTGCTACAGCTCTTTCTGCTGCTTTAACTCGTCGTGCTGATTCTTTCTCTGCCTCTACTGTCTTGCGCTTTTCCTCACGAATCACAGCGTCAGCCGCTTTCTTTGCTGCTTGCTCTGCTTTTAGTGCAGCCCTTTCCTCAGCAGAAATTCTTTTCTTGCTAGTCTTTTCTGCCTCCTCGCCTACTTTTTTCAGACCATCTTCCGTCTGCTTCGCGCCTGTCCCGCTTGCAGTTGTGTTGATCTTAATATCGACGTTCTTCGCTGCCATGGCTTAGTATTTACCGAGTAGTGTTACGTTTTGCAAGATCGAAACTCCGTTCTGCGCAAGATTGACCACGCATGAGACGCTGGAGAGCGTTTTCGAGTTGGAGATTGTCGGTGCAACTCCTGCCGTTGTGTTTGCGCTCGTTGCACCTGTGATAACTGGCGATGGCGAGCCGTTTGTGGTGACAAGTGCAAGCGTGCCGTCATTGGCTTCTGCTTGCCGCTTGGTAATGATAACGGTCGCACCTGAACTCGTGATGATGTAGCGAAATGCAATGCTTGAATTTGCGTTAAGCGATGTCGCAATCTTTGCCGCGTATTGTGTCGGCGTGTCACCCGATAGCACCGCGGTAGTCCCGCTCGCTGTCACGTCCACGCTCGTGAATGACCAGTTGATGTTGCCAGCTCCCGTCGTTGTGCCGACGCAAGTTAGCGTTTCAGATTGCACTGTGCCTGCCGCTGTCAGCCTGCCAATCGTAGCCGTCTGTGTCGCCTGTGAGAGCAGTCCTTGCGGCATGTTGAGCAAGTAGTTCTCGGCGTCGGTGAGTGATGCGAATGTCAGCACGCTGTCAAAGCTGACAGTCGTGCTGGATCCACCACGGAAGAACTGATCGAACTGGTCAGCCTCGATGTATTGCACCTGCTGAAAGTTCGGCTCAGCCGAGATTGAGAAGTTGGACGTTTCGCTTCTTTGACCGTCGCCACCGGCGAGGTCGTAAGCAATCGCGCCGCGCTGGAGTCTTACGAACATGGCTTATGATACTGCGCCGATTTGGAATAGGGTGACTGGTGCGCCTGTGTTGAATGTCCGCTTGGCGCTCATGGTGAGCGTGCCGAGTCGGTTGTCACTCGCTGAGAAGTTACGCTGCAATTCAGTGACTTGAACCGCTGCACAGTCGAAGTTCAAGCCGCCTACAGTGGTGGTCGAAATGTCGAGTGCGCTCACTGCCAAGTCCTCACCTGCGCTGAGGTTGTCGAAGAACGTGTCAAAGTCGAGTTGATCGATGCCTGTCGGAATGCATGAGATGTTGCATCCGAGATTGCCCATGCTCATGTCCACCGTGCCGATGCCATCGACAAGCACTGGATTGAGCGACAAATCAAAACTGATCTCGAAGCCGTCTTGACTGAGAAACGGATCGAGCGCTCCGAGCGTTGCAGTATAAGGTGCCGTTACAATCAATGATGGGTCGAATCCTGTGCCGATGCTCGCGCCAGTCGTGGTCGTGTAGTAGTCCTCGATGTTCTGCGGATCGCCGTCTTTTTTAAGCAATCCTGTGAACTGCACCGAGCCGAACGCGGTCTTGGTCGCGCTGCACGAGATGGTCGGCATCTGCGTGATCTGAGCGTTGAGGATCGTGTAGGTTTTATCAGCCGATACGATGACAAGGTTCTTGTCGGTCGAACCGTAAATGCTGGCTCCCATTGCAGTGTTGCCGTGCGGGAAAAGAACTGCGAGCGCCTCGATCTCGCCTACCGGCTCAAATTCAACAACGATGGTGAAGTCGGTTTTCGACTTGCTCACGATGCCGTATGCGTCGGTTTCTTTGTCGAATGTCGAGTTGGTCGTGGTAAGCACTACCCCAGCTTTGGAGTAGAATGTTTGCGAATCATAGGTGACTTTGCAAGGACCGCGAACGATGGTGGTTCTGTCGAATGTTGGCATGATGGTTTAGCGTGTTGGAGTTGTATTTTGTAGCCCCACAGGGCAGTTGAAAGTAATGATTTGTTGAAGCATCGGAGGTGTTGCGTCCTCCTGCATGGATTCGAAAGTGAGAACGCCGCCGGTGAGTGAATCGCCGTTAGTATCGACTGGTTTGTGATGATGCAGAATTCGAGCCACTGCCTCGCCGATCTCCGTGGCGCTTGGCTTCGACATGTTGCCAGCCTGCTGTCTCCAGACGCTTGGAATCTCGGAGCATGTCACCGAGAACGTCGCTGAGTCCATGTATGGTCCGGGCGTGTCGGGTGACGATGCCTCACTCTGCGAAAAGTTGACCATGACGAAGGCGCCTGCCTTGCTCATTGCGTTCTCGATCTCACGGTCGATGTCCTTGTGGTCTTGAACCAGCACGGGAATAATCGGCACGGTGCGGAAATACGCGTGATCTTTCAGCGTCTTTGCCATGCTTTCGACTATCTGACGAATGAGGCTCATGGTGATTCTGAGAAGTTCATGACAGCAGCGCCGCCATAGCGAAAAGAACTGCCAGTTGTAGCAGCGAATGATTCGGCTCCGGTGTCGTCGGAATCTGCGTTATTGTTTGCAAGGTCATCGAAGTAGCTGTTCGCTTCCTCGACCGATCTGCGGCGATCCTCACCATTGAATTCAGCGAGAGAAGGATAGGAGTCTGTCAGTTCTTGACGGCAGAGATTGTAGGCGTGTCGGCGCGCACCTGGTGGCACATACAAGCCGGTGTTGACAACCGGTGGCAATCCACGCTTGCGCCTGCCAGAGTTGACGCGTGAAGCAATGTCTTGTGCTACGCTCGTTAGGATCTCATGCGCTTTATCCTCTGAGGTGGGACATTCAGCAAGTAAACGATTCAACTCCTCGGTTGAGAGTCTGTCACGAAGTGCGGAGTATGTAAGAGCGAGCCAAGCCATGATGTTATGAGTTTCAAGAATTTAGGGCGACGGAGGAAACTACCAACTCCGTCGCCCTTTGCACACAAGTTCCAACGGATTAGAACAAAAGCTTGGCGACCATGTTGCCGGAAACAGTGCCTGCGCTGGCGGTCATCGTTTGAGCGATGCGCACATAGCGACGGGTGTTAGCTGGAACCCGGAAGCGAACCTCTTTGGCGACGATGCCAGTGCCACCTGCACCAGTTTGAGTTGTGCTGATTGCTGGATCAACGGCAGCCCAAGAAGAACCGTCAGCGCTGTCTTGCAGAGCGTAGGTCACGACTTTGGTGTCGGAGATGCCAGCAGCAGTGGGAGCGGAGAGCGAGAATACTACTCGCTCGATGTCGCCACCAACTACTTGCTCAAGGTCAAATGCTGCGGTGTTAGCACCTGCCTGTGCAATCGCAACAGTGGAGGTGTAATTCTTGTCTTGAATGTTTCGGTTAAATTCGAAGCTCATGATTTGATTTAGTTAGGATTAGCTGAGGGTTTCGGTGTCAACGATAGAATCGGTGATGATGATTGGAACTCCAAAGGATTCCGTTGGCACACCGGGAAGAATGCCAGTGAAGGCTTCCTGCTTGGTGGACGGGGTTGTGTTCCGGCTGACTTGAAGCTGGAATGCGGAACGACGCGACATGAGCAAGTGAGTCGGACGCTCGCCAACTGGGAACTTGCTGAGAAGCTCGGCAATCTTGGCGTCTGTGCATCCTTTGCCGCTGTCTGCGGTGAGCTTTTTCAAACGACCGATTGCGTG